CATCGCCTTCTCAAATAGCGTCGAGACAACCTTGGCCGACTTGCTGGCAAGTTTCTCAACCGCCTCGTCGGTGAACAGCCGCTCGCCGCTTTCGGGATGGCACAAGCAGCGGGCGAGGAACTTCGTTCTGAAGTTATCGATGCCCGTCTCGCGCTTGCCGATCCACTCGCGCTCGTAGGCGTCACGTTCTCCAACCGTCATCACGCGGATGCCGAGCGTCATCGGCGTGCCGTCCGACCCAGGCCATTCCTTCACCGTCACCTTGAGGATGCCGAGGTCATCGGCCGCAAGAATCTGTGCCGCGAGTTCTGCTGCTGTCAGTGCCATTTTCCTACTCCATGACGATGCGAAATGTTCCGACGTAGCGAGTCACGTCGTTGACTGTCCCCGTCGTCTTGAGCGTCTGACAGATAGCCTTCGTGGTCTGCGTCAAGCCGCCGCCTATGAAAGCGAGCGTGGCCTTGACGCCGTACTGTGGCTCTGTCAGTTGCGCAGTTGCGAAGGACGATATCTCTATAGTCCCTGCGTCAAGCGCGAAGCGACTCCCACGCCCGAGCGGCAACTCGCCGCCGCGCGTGATGTCGATCTTCGTGACCTCACCAAACGACACGCCAGCCCACGTCGCAGTAACGCCAGCACAGTTAATCGCCATGACGGTCCTCCGTCACTGCGACTATGAGCGGGCGATTCGGAGCGTAGCCTGCCCTCGGATCGCGTCGTTCGTCGCCAGCGTCAGCGTCGAGGAGTTGACCGTGTAGGCCACCGTGGACAGCAACGCCGTTCCGCCTACCGTGATCAGGCACGTGCCGGTAGACGCGTCAGCGATGATGCTCTTGCCGATATAATCGAACTGCACCTGACGGCCGGTGTCGGTGGTCGAACCCTGGAGCGGCCGATCCTGAGTGAGAATAGACGAGCCGCTGGTCTGCCCAAGATTTGAGATGTCGATCTTCTCTTGGTCGGCCGTCGGATCGGTGAACGTAATGACGATGTTCGTGACGGTGTAGTTGGTGGCACCCAACTTGAGGATTGTGCCTGTACCGTCATGAGGAGTATCAGCCATTTTCTTCGGCTCCTATTGCTCGGACCACATGATCGAGAACGTCATCGACACGCTGTAGACGGGCGGCATATCGCCGCCCGCCAACTGGATGAATCCGTCCGACTCGTTGTCGAGGCTGACGTTCTTCACTACTGTCGAGTTTGACGGTGACCCCCCGTAGCCATCCAGAGCCAGCCGCACCTTGTCTGCCAAGTCTCTTACTGCCTCATATGTCACCGCGTAGAGGTCGATGGCGAGCGTGACCGACGGCATACCCATCGGCCCGGAGAGGGTTTGCTGCCTCAACACACTAGACCGCCGCCACGTGAGGAATGGTAGGTCTACCGTCGCGGGGGCGATGACCGGATATACCCGCTGGCCGACCACCGCCGCCACGGCGGGATTGGTCAGCAGGACCGACGCGAGGGCTTGTTCGGGACTCTGGAGCGGCATGGATCGACCTCTGGGTTAGAGCGTGTCTGTGCCGCTGACCGTGCCAGAGTCGCGGTATCGCAGAGCCGCCCACGCCTCGGCCATAGACAGCGACAACTCCCGCTGGAGAATGTCAGCGACTTGCCCCTGCGTCTGGAGCCACGCGGTGCTGAGCGGCGGCTGGCCTGACGTTCCGCCGGCTGGCATGGCGGGGATGACGATGGGCGTTTTCGACTTCCGAAAAAACGCGTTGGGGTACGCGGGGTCGGTCTGGACGCGACCATCGCCGCCGACGGTTTTAAGTACGCGAAACGGGCCGAGCTTCCGAAACGACGAGGCGATGTAGGTCTTAGTCTTCTCCTGCACCTGATGCACGACACCCTTACCGTTGACCGTCTCTTGCTGGCCGCGTCTCGTCCGCACGAAAGGCACGGTCGGACTCTTGCGGGTGTACCGCCGCATGACCGGCGTCGTGATCTTCCGCTCGTCTGTGCCGTTCTCTAGCCACCACTGATGGAAGCCTCGGTCTTTCCCCGCACGCACCGAGCCGCCCGCCGCGCTCCTCGCCTTCCCGCGATCGGCCCGTGTGTAGCCCACGATGCCAACCGCAACGCCGTCCTGCTGGTACTGCACCACCTTGCTCGCTACGGCCCGTTTGAGGTTCCCGGTGGGGCCGACCGGCGTCACCTGTCGCAGCCTCTGAGTGAGCGGCTGGATGGCCTTGCGGATCGCCGCAGCGACAACGCCTGCCGCCTGCTTCGGCGGGAAGAACTTGCCGATGTCGGTGATGAGCGAATCAAAGTCGGTGTTGAGCGAAATGCGGACGCCAGCGACTGCCATCAGAGAGTCTCCTGGCAGATCAGTTCGTGGACGCTGCGGTTCTCATGCTCAAGAATAGAAATAATCTCGAGCGTTCGGCCTCGCCACGACAGCCGCATCTGCGGTGACAGCCCGGTGAGGTATCGCATTTTTACGCGGTGCGAAACCTCGACTTGCTGCTGACCAGCGAGAAGGAACTCTCGGGCGGATACACCCTGCACGCTGGCCGACACTTCCGCGAACGTCGAGTAAGACAGGATCGACTCGCCAAGGCTGTTCCGGTTCTCGGTCGCCTGCTGCACCGTGACGCGGTCGCGGAGTATACCTGCGTCCATGTCACTCTCCGTACAGGATAATGGTGTAGGAGGCGGTGCCGCCGTCGGCGTAGATGGAAATGTCGTCGCCGGTGAAAGAAAAGTCCGTCGCAAACGACGCAGTTTTTCCCGGCGGCACGACGACAGAGTTCACAAGATCCGCGTACACAACCGTGCCGCTATTTGATTTTAAGACGACGTGAGAGAGGTTTACTAACTCAACAAGATTGCCAGCCGCGTTTCTGTAGGTTGTCGGGCTGACAGGCAGACTCTGCTGCACGCCGCTCGCCGTGCGAGTCATCACCGCCACGACGCCGCTTGAAAACTCTTGCGACTCGTTCAACGCCACCACGCTAACGGACGCCGTGCCGTCGGTGTCGTGGAAGATCGCGTCGATGCTGATGCGGCCGTCGATGCTCATGAGTCCCCGTAAACGATTGCTGTCAGCGTTGCTGATCCGCCAACAGTCTGCACCTGTATGGAATAGGACGGGTTTACTGGCACGACAATCGGCTCACCAAGAGAAGAAACAAACCGCAGAGCTCTGTCTCCGTTGTCGTCAGTCTGAGTGACCGTACACAAGCCTGAGTGCTTGAACGACAGGCGAGTTGGATTGCCGATAGAGACAGGCTGGCCTTGGGCGTCCCGATAGTCCGCCCAGTCGAGCGTTATCGTTCCGCTGCTTACGGTGCGAGAAATCAAAGCCACCGTGCCCGTGGTGTATTCCTTAGAGTCATTCAGACTCAAAATCTTGAGCCGCTGCCCGTCCTTGTCTTGAAACAAGACGTTGATATCAATGCGGCCTTCGATGCTCACGTGTACGACCCCCACGCAACGGTATCGAGGAGCCGCTTGGCTGCGTCGGGCATGTGGCCGTCGCCACGCTTCTCATAGAGTTCGTGGACGCACATCAGCATCGCAGTCTTGGCTCGCTGCGGCACGTCGGCTGCGGAGCCGTAGCCCGCGTACCATGTAATGCTCACGCTGTTCTTGTCGATGAGGTGGCTCGGCCACGATCCTGCGTAGGTATTGCGGACGATGCCGGGCGTTGAGTCGCGGTCAACGCGGTAGTCAGTCGTCGCTAGAGTAGCCGTGCCACCAGCCTCGCCCGTGACGTAGGTCACAATCACCGCAGTAGACGTGCCGCTATTCGCCATCGGCGGGCGTGGCAGTTCAATCTCGTCAGGGAACGTGTCGAGACGCATGACGAGCCGCTGCGTAACGAGAGCCCGGTCGATGTAGTCCTCGGTCCACTCCCTCGCGGTCGTGATGTAGCCGGTGATCAGAGTGTCATCGGTGGACGTATCGACGCGGAGGTGAGACTTCGCCTCAGCCAGCGTGATCGGCTCGGTGGCCGGGGCGGTCGTTCGACTGAGGCTGCGGTAGCGTCTCACTTCTTTCGTCTCCGTGGCGTCACGTCGGCCGACTCGGCTACTGGCTCAACGCTCGCCGTCTCAATCAAGGTCTGCTGCGAGTCACGTACCTCGGTGGCGTACTCCCACGCGATGAGGCTGCTGGCCTGCCGCTCAGGAATGTCGACTACCTCTCCGGCCTTGTACGCGCCGTGCTGCCTCGCCATTCTTATCTTCATGGTTCAACCCGCCT